GCGGCGCGATGCTTGAGAAGTTGAGCTGGTCAGCCAGCGTCGGCGAACTGCAGACAAACAACGTCACATTCAAGATCGGAGCCTGAGCATGGGGTTGACCGAGGACATTCTTTCAGCCGATCAATCGCAGTCGCTGAAGGTGAACGTGCCCGAGTGGAGCCGCGAAGTTTACGTGCGAGTGTTGACGCTGGGAGAGTTGCAGGCGTGGGAGTTGTCGTGCCTTCGAGCCAAGGGCGAGGGCGTGGACGACTTTCGCACCCGGTATCTCGCCATGGTGCTCGTGGACGCTGACGGCAAACCGCTGTTCACGAGCGACCAGCTGAAGCGGCTGTCGGGAAAGGTGGGCGCTCGGTTGTTCAAGATCGCCCAGAAGCACAACGACCTGGATGACGCTGAAATTCAAGACATAGGAAAAAACTGAGAGACCGGCCGCTGGACGCTTTCCCGCTGCTGCTGGCCGGTCACCTTGGCATGACGGAGCGGGAACTTGGCCAGCGGATGGACGTGGCGGAATACAGGCGGTGGCTGGCGTTTCATCGGTACGTGAATCCCTTGGGAGGCGAGTGGAGGCAAACGGCAAGAATCGTGGCCGCGACACTGGCCCCTTATTCACGAGGAAGAACTCCGAAAGAAGACGATTTCATGCCGGTTGAACGGCCCCCGATGTCGGACGCTGAAATAGCTGCAGAGCTGCACAAGATTCGACGGTGATTTATGGCAACAACTTTGGCACTTGCGATGCGGGCCAGCATGTCTGCTGGCGGCGTGTCATCTGGCGCTGACCAGGCCGCCAAAGCCTTGGACAGGTTCGGCAAGCAGGCACGCCAGACCGCCCGTGACGTTTCCACGCTGAAGACCATTGAGATCGGGAAACTAATCGGCAGCGGAATATCGGCCGCAGCCAATGCGTTTCAGAACGCCGGCCGTGCAGCGCTGTCATACGCCACAAACGTGGCCAACGCGGCCGACCACATGAACGACCTGGCGGCTCGCACCGGCATTGGAGTCGAGGCGCTGCAGGCGTTCCAGATGGCCGCCACGCTATCGGGCGTTGATGACATCACCGGAGCCGTGCAGAAACTTGCGGTAGCCATCGGCAACGCTGCGGCGTCGGGAAAGACAGAAGCGTTTACGAATCTTGGATTGAATTTTGAGCAGCTGCAGGCGATGTCGCCGGAAGAGCAATTCAAGGCCATACAGGCTGCAATTGCAGCGCTGCCGACCGAAGCAGAGCGCGCTGCGGCTGCTGTTGCCATCTTTGGCCGCTCGGGCGTCGAGCTCTTGCCGTTGATGAATCAGAATCTGGCCGAGGTGGAACAACGGATGCGGCGGCTGGGTGCCATCATTGGTGCCGATCAAGTTGAAGCCATCGCTTCCATGAACGACGCACTGGACATGACCAGCGCAATGTTCACCGGCATCGCCGGTAATGTCGCTGGCAACCTGGCGTTAGTCGTGGAATCACTGGCGAACGACATTATGGGCATGGTGGAGTCGTTCAACGGGGTGAGCGGCTCAGGTGGCGAAGGAATCGCAAACGCAATTACCGACGCACTTCTTGACGTTGCTGAGTACATGGCCGGGATTCTTGACAACGCTATCGCCGGCTTCAACGACTTCGGAGTGACGCTGTCTGAAGTCGGCGAAGTGTTCCAGTTTGTTGGCAACGTGTTTACGGCCGTCGCAGAAATTCTGCGGGCTGGATTCAACGGTTTTCAGGTTGCCGGCAACCTGCTTGCCCTTGGGCTCGGAAAGTTCTTGGAGGGCATCGGTAGTTGGGTTTCCAGCGACCTCGAGCAGTTCGGCAAAGACATGGCGGCCAACGCCCAGCGGGAAGGGGACAAAAACTTCAACGAGGCAATGCAGGCCGGCTCCAATGCGGCCAACGCCGCCAGCGCTGCCGTGTTTGGGTCTGAGGCCAGCCCTGCGTCCAGTGGGCCGGCAGGGCGTGCCGTTGCGGCTGCTCGCCAGCGGATGAACCCAGAGGAGCAGGCCAAACGGCAAGCAGAGCGCGAAAGGCAGGAAGCAGAAAAGAAAGCAGCACGCGAGGCTGCCGCAGCAGCTGCCAAGGCCGCCGCTGATGCAGAAAAGGCGGCCAAGGCGCGGGAAGATCGCCAGAAGGAAATTGACAAGAAGCAGGAGGATGTCGCCAACGCATCTGTATTCAAGGCAGACAACATCCAAGCCCTCGGCGGCAAATCCAACGAAGCCTTGAAAGCCGATGATCTGCGGTCAAGCGAGGGCATGTCGCAGTTCATCGCCTTGGCCACGGGCCGTGAAGATCCTGCAATCGCTGAGTACCGCAAGCAAAACGAGAAGCTGCAGCAGATCGTGGCGGAACTCCGAGCCCTACAGCAGCAGCCAGTGGACATGCTGGGGGCCGCCGCATGAGCGTCGTTCGCACCACGGAGTTGGCCGAGGTTTCGGGCTCGAGGAAGTTTGGCGAGCCGCCGGTCTATAAGCGGCAGTGGGTGGTCGAGGTTGACGACCCGGCGCAGTCCACCACCGACATCAGCAACGGCCCCGGAGTGACGTTCCTCGACCCGCACCCGGACGCCACCTACTGCCGTGCGTTCAACGTCAGCGTCGGCAACTACAACGGCAGCCGCTGGCACTACCTCGTGACGTGGGACTACGAGGTGCCAAAGCTCTCGCAGGAGCAGCTGGACGCAAACCCACTAAACCGCACCGACATTTGGAAGTTCACCACAACGGGCATGGCGGTGCCGGCCCTCTACTACTACTACGGCAGTGGCAACAACGACCGCCGTGCCCTGACGAACTCTGCCGGCGACATCCTTGAAGGTGCCATGACCGACCTGTCGGTGCTTCAGGCGTCGATCAGCGGCAACCGCCAGACGTTCGACTACAACACGGCGGCGAACGTCACGAACTGCGTCAACGACTCGCCCTATCTCGGCGGTGCGGCGTATACGTGGAAGTGCTCGGGCATCAGCGGTCAGCCTGCCGTTGAGGTCGTGAACGAAATTGAGATCCGATATTGGCAGGTTGAGGTTTCGCTCGAGTACAACCCAACCGGCTGGCCGCTGCTGCTTCCCAATGTCGGGTGGAACTACGTTTCGGGCGGCCAGAAGAAGCGCGTCTACGTGATTGACGCCGATAGCGGCGACAAGGTGGCCGCCAGTAACCCGCAGCCGCTGCTCTCAAACGGTGCTCTCGACACGGCGAGCCCCGGCGAATCCAACCCGCCGATGCTTCTGACTCGGCGCGTTCACAAAGCGATCAACTTCCAGCAATATTTCGGCACCCCACCCACGTAGGAAATCACATGGCAGACATCACCTACTCGATCAATTCCTCGCTCTCCAGAGGCTCGCTCAACTCCACGTTCGTGGCCTCGGGCGTGACGGCCGACTGCAACGCCAGCGGCGTCAACACGCAGACGCTGACGCCTGGCACCAACGCCGCCGGCACCGCCGCGATCAGCACGGCCACAATGTCCAGCGTCGGCGTGTTCTTCGCTCGCAACCTCTCCACGGTCTCGACCGCGACCGTGTCGTTCGGCCAGCTCTCGGCCGGTTCACTTGTGCCAACCATCACGCTGCGAGGCGGCGAGGCGGCTGCGGGGCGGTTGGCACCGGGCTCCTATGCCGCGATCGCGGCCGCCACAGGCACGCAGCTGATCATCTCTATCGTGGAGGGGTGACGCATGGGCCAGGGCGCATCCGGTGGTGCCGGCCAAGGGGCAGGCAATAACCGCTTTGTGAAGTTCACGCGCCCGGCCGCCCAGCGGATCGCTAACGCCGTCCGCCAGGTCGAGGGCGGCAACCGGGATCAATTGCCGATCGGCTTTGAGCATCCGCAGGCAATCGCGTCAAACGCCAAGGTCTTCCGCGTGGCCACCTTCACCGGAGCGTGGTCGATCGGTTCGAGCAAGACCGTCACCTACAAATACGCGACAAACACGCCGAACACGGCTGCTGTCAACAATCTTTTTTTCCCGATAACCGGGACAACTGGTGGCGATTGCGGAATAGCAAAGGACGGTACGGCGTGGTTTTTGATCGACGTGCCGTTATTTACGGCATCGGCTGTGTTTGTCGTTGCCACAGCCGCAACGACCGTCGTTCGGGACGTGACACTGTCGGCAACGTTAGACCCAGACAGCTGCACAATCTCACTCGGGAAGACGCTGACAACCACTTCCGTGGTCGTCGTGCAATCAACCTACACCTCCACGTTTGTCACTCTGGGCACTTGATATGGCTTGCTGCAAGTGCTGCTGCGAGGCCGGTGACAGTCCGGGGGTCTGTTGCAGCGGCGTGTGCTGCCGCTCTCCAAACGAATGCCTGACCAGCGGCAACATCACCCGCTGCTGCGAGCCGTATTCAACATTGTGCGGAAACTATTGTTGCCCAGGCGATCGGTCATGCTGCAGCGATATTTGCTGCCCCGCCGACAGCTCTTGTTGCGCCGACAGCAACGGCAATCAAATTTGCTGCCCGGCCGGACAGTGCGTCGAGGGAGTCTGTCAGTCGTACTGCGAGAATCTCTACACCGGCCTAAAAGTGACGGCGATGGGGCACAGCGTGTGGGCAACTTTGCCAGTCAGCGAATATCCCGACAAGCCGGGCATCGTCACTTGGCGCGGCGCACGCAACCCAGCGTGCGATGATTTTGTTTCTCCGCCCGCCGACGGACTTGCCGGATATAGCTTGTGTTTTGCGCGGATCGACAACACCGGCGCAAATTGCACAACCCCGTCTCTCGGAGGTGGCACCTGCACCGAATCACAGCGCCCAAGCGGCATGGAAGGAGCGTGCTGTGCGAGCGTGAGACTGATCTATCACTGCCCAGACAAGGGGTACTGCAACGCATTGTTTGAAGTCCATATCGCTCAAGTATGGGTCAAGGGCTCGACTATTGTCGTGACGCAACCCGCTACGCCGTCTGGATGCCCAGATGTGCAGATGACAGCCAGCCTCGAGAACATCGGAACGCCGCCTGGGAACCCGCTCCCATGATCACTTGTGACAAGGCATTTTTTCTGGCCCGCTGTGAGCAACGAGGAAAACCGATCGCGGACGCCATGCAGTGCGTCGTCGCCCAGGACGGCGACCAGTGGACGATCGACACAGACCATGTTGCCTACCCAAGGGCGACGCCGCCTCAGTCGGAACGCGGCCCCGGCACGGAACTTTCTCGCCTGCTGAAGCGTTTTGGGATCTCGCCGACGCCGACGTGCAGCTGCCGGGCGAAGGCGGCCGAGATGGACCGCTGGGGCTGCGACGAGGCGGCCAAGCCAGAGCGGATAGACGAGGTGGTTGCTGTCATGCGATCTGAGGCTGCCGCCCGTGGCCTGCCATTCCTTGACGCGGTTGGCAGGATGCTGGTGCGTCGCGCCATCGCCAACGCCCGCAGGGAGGAGGCCCGCCATGCCAAAGAAAAAGCCCGAGAAAGCGGGTCGCCCGCAGTTTGACGCCGAGCCGCTGGATGACGAGGAGCAGCCGCCGTTCACCTTGGACGACGATGGGTACATGGTGGTGGCGAAGCCCGAGCCAAAGCCGCCAGAAAAGCAACAAGCCAAGGAGGCTCGACGTGCCAGGTGACGTGATCACGGAGATGGCCAAGAGGCTCTGCAAACTGCACCCGGACGCACCGGCCAGGACGCTGGCGCGTCGGCTTGTGGAGGAGGCGAACGGTGCTATCACCATCGGCCAAGCAAGGAATCGAATTCAACGCCAATTCGGCGCGTACGGCAAAAAAAGCCGGACCAAGCCGGTGGCACCTCGAGCCCCACGCCAGGCGGGCGTGATCTACGGGATGCCGCCGAGCGTGGCTACCGAGTGGACGCCGCACGTCATGGACGTGATCGGCACTGTGGGAATCATCTCCGACGTTCACGTCCCATATCACTCCGAGACGGCGCTGCGGGCCGCCGTGGAGTTTTTGAAGGGGCAGAACCTCTCGGGGCTACTGCTGAACGGCGACATCGCCGACTTCTATGCGATCAGCAGGTGGATGAAAGACCCCAAGAAACGAGACTTCAAAGGCGAGTTAAACGCCGTCCGGGAGTTCTTGGGCTGGATTCGTTCGACGTTCCCCGGGATTCCGATCGTCTACAAGGCGGGCAACCACGAGGAGCGGTGGGCTCACTGGCTGTGGCAGCACGCCGCCGAGATCTCTGACGACCCGAGGATGTCGCTTGTGTCGTGGCTCGACTTGGGCAAGCACGACATTGAGTGGGTTGAAGACCAGCGGCCCGTGATGCTCGGCAAGCTGCCAGTGCTCCACGGCCACGAGCTGCCGAAGGGAATGGCGGCACCTGTGAACGTGGCTCGAGGTGCGTTCCTGCGGACGCTCTCGACGTGCCTGGTCGGACACAGCCACAAGACCAGCAACCACGCCGAGGCGGATATGTGGTTCAGGGAGACGGCCTGCTGGTCTACCGGATGCCTCTGCGATCTGCGGCCAGAGTACGCCAGAGTGAACCGCTGGAACCACGGCTTCGCTCTGGCGACCGTCCACAAGGGCGGCGAGTTCGACGTACACAACTACAGGGTAATGAGCGATGGCACAGTCAGATCGGCCTAACACGCAGGCAGAGCAGACGCTCGTAGATGCCCTGGAGGCAGTGCGGGATCGCCACGGCAAGTACGGGCCGCCGCAGGAGCACTTCGCCAGGACGGCGGGGCTCGTCAACGCAGCGTTCGGCACGACGTTCACCGCCGAGCAGTGGGCACTTGTGATGGTCATGGACAAGATCGCCCGGCTCCTCGGGCCGACGCCAACGCACGACGGAGGCGTGGACATCGCTGGCTACGCCGCCTGCTACGAGGAGTGCCGTAGTGTCAGAGCGCCCGCCACTGACGAGTGACGATCTCGCACAGATGGAGCACCGTGCCAGGCGGTTCTCGGGTGCCTATACCGGCACAGCCGGGACGCTCGCGGCGGACGTTATCCGCCTGCTGATCGAGCGCCGCCGGCTGCTGGGTGAACTCAGCCGATGTCTGGCAGGTGGTCGAGATTCGACTCCCGGCCAGTAATCTCCTCGTCGTAGTAGTGCCTTTCGGCCATGTCTTCGGACGAGTGCCCGAGCTGCTTCTTGGCACTGACGCCGGCCTTTTTGAGGTAGCTCGCCGTGGATTTGCGGATGCTGTGAAACGGGAGGTATTCCACCTTCGCCGTCCGGCAAAGCACCTTCAGCGACCCGTAGAGGCTGTTGAGCGTCCTGGCCTGCATCCACGGCCACACGAGGTCGCTTGGAGCCCCTTTGTGCGTGGCCAGCATCTTGGCCAGTTCTGGCGTGATCGGCCTTGTGATCGTCTCCCTGCGGCCTTTTCTGGTGGCTGCAAGGAACGTCAGCGTGTTCTGCTCTAGGTCGACTTCAGACCATCGGATCGCCAAGACAGCGCCGATCCTTTCCCCCGTCTGGAACATCGCCACCAGTTTGGTCGTCCAGTACCAGGCCGCCGGCCTGCCTGCAATGTGTCCCTTTCTGGTTCGGGCTGTCCTGACCAGTTTGGCCAGATCCTCAGCCTTGAATGCCTTTGGCACAGGCTTCGGCACCTTCGGCCGCGTGTAGTCGGGAAACTCGAGCAGCTCGCGGTCTGACCGCTTCCAGCGTTTCTTTGCGAGCCAGACCCACAGCGATCGGATGTGGGCGGAATCTTTGGCCAGCGAGGCAGGGGAGATCAATCCACGCCTCTTGCTCTGGACTGTCGAAGCCCGCCACCGCAGGAACTTGGCCACCGTCAGGTCGTCCAAGTCGTCCACGGTCGGCTCGTGTCCCAAGAAATCCCGAAAGCGGTTGAGTGTCTCGCAGTACAGTTCAACCGACCTGTCCGACAAGTTCTTCAAGGGGGCAATCCGGTCAATCAGCAACTCTCGCAGCGTCATCATCGCATCCTCCGGGTTAGGGTTTAGGAGCGATTGTACCGATGGTGTACAGGCGTATAAGGCCCACCCCATCCGTTCATACAATCGCCCCTTTTGGGGCCGGGCAGTAGTGTACAGTGTTGTGAGTTTTCAGTTCGACAGCAGTTTCCGGCCGTGGCAATCTGCGCAACCCCGGTAGGGGCAGCAGCGTATTGACCATAGCGGTACTTTGCTGAAATGATTGCCATGCCACAGCCACAGATCGACAAAGACTGGATCACCACCGTTGAGGCGGCCGCCCTGGCCGGCTGCACCGAGGGCTATATCCGGCGGCTGCTGCGTGACGGCGACCGCCGTCTGCGGTCGTGGCGGGCTGGGGAGCG